CAGTTATTCCAACAGGAATATTATCGTTGTGTTCTAACAATTTACTTGAGCCAAAGCAATCTGAAGGACTTCTATAAACTAAGTGACTGCCCGACCCTTTGTTACTTGGGTCGGCTATGATATACATAGAAGATACTCCTTCGCCAAACCCTGTTTCTGAATACAGTTTATGAGAAGTATTTGTTGGGTCGCCATATCTTATTTCTCCTGTAAATTGCTCATGTCTGGCATTGTGTAATTTGAAAGACTTAGTAGGCTCATAACAACTATTGGCATATGCCTTCTTAGTATATTCAGGAGTTAGAGTATTTATTTTTATTTTTTTAGGACTAAAATCATAGAATGTATTTTCTGCGGTTCTCATTACTTTATACACTTTACCAATAGTACCCGCATTGTCAATTACTATCTGATGTTTAGTACAGTCAGCAGTACGCTTAATTGTATGAGAAACAACATAGTGAATGTAACTTGGGATAGTTTCATGTAATCCTTTAAGTGTTTTATTAATGTCAGCCGCACTCGTAGCATCACTTGTATGATATGCTTCAGTAGTTGCCGTGGCCGTTGCTGTTGGAGTTTCAGAATAGCCAGCATGCGTACTTAGACCGTATTGTTTGCCATGGTGACTAACTAAATAACAACCTGTTAGATTAGGTGCGTAGTTTAACCACGCATTATTATTTTGCGTTGCTGAACTATCGCCATCAATATCTTTTACAGTAAATTCATACAATTTAGTATTTGTTGAGCCTACACCAACAACTGTTTGAGAAGCACTATAACAGTTAGAACCTGCTTTATTTACAAATTTCAAATGAGGCTTAAATAACATATATGCCCCATCAGCAATATATGGGGAGTTACCATCAGTGCTTTCCTTTCCTTCGCTTTCGTAAAAACCAAACCCTTGCCTTGTTTTAGTTTCTAACATAACTTTATGTGGTGCATATGAGGGGCCGCCCATACTTTGTAATAAGGGTACTGCGTTTTCTATTTCTGATGAAACCATACCGGCATCAATATTACTTTGTCCTCCATCTTCAATATCAAACCTATCTAAAAATACTGCTAAAGTATCTGCATACAATTTTTTGAGATGGTTTTCTCTATTGTTTAGGCTTTTGATAACTTCTGAAATTTGCATATTTCCTTCAGTATGAATTAATGATTCATCAAGAACAAGACTATATTTTAATACTCTATTTGCTGATGAATAATCATTAAACTTTTCATCAAAGTAACAGTATTCCATAATTAAATACTTATTTCCATAAGTTTGCCCTGCGGCAGTTTTACCTAAATATTGGCCAGAGGTTAGCCAAATATGATATTGAAGATTATTAGTTAATGCTGATGTAGCAGAATCAACTAACAAGCAATAATCGTGTTCTCCCGAATAAGGTTCATTTCTAATTCTATATCCTTGATAAGAGGATGATGCAGGATTAGTATAAGTAACATCACTACCCGAACCTCTGGCAGTTAGTAATTGTGTGGCAGTTCTTCCCTTTAATGAATAATAAACTCCTGTCCAATTATTTAACGAAGGGTCATACGCAGGGCCAGAACCCAAGCCTACATCTGTCAATAAAGAAATTTTAATTCCTCGTAATGAATCAGTACCGATAGGCCCGTAATCTGCGGCTTTTGCTTGATAGTTTTCTGTTGTTGGGGAACCACCCGAATTGTCTTGCAAAACTAATTCATATGCGTTGCTTGTATTTACTATTGCATATTGAGTTGTTCCCGATGTATAAGCGGTAGGACTACCTATATCTTCTGCCACTTCTTCATAAGTATCAATTATGCGAACACCGGACAATGTTGTTTTTGTAGTTTCTAAAGCGGTAAAGGTTGGAGGTAAAGCAATACTCGCTGTTCTTTTCTCTGAAGCCAAATTATCAATTAAACTAAAATGATTATCTCCGTCATTGTCCGGTAAATACAAGTCATGGTAGGCATCGTTATTATCTTCTGCATACCCATCCATAGTACCTGTTCTGCCCGCTTCATTATTCATAACTGCGCCTTTTAACATATGAATTGCGCCTTCTTTTGGCATAGATGTGAAAGTATCTTTTGAATCGTGTCCTCTGACATACAAATCTTCGTAGGAATCTGTATCAATACACATAGCGTATATCGCAACTCCATCTGTTAGAGCGCAATTGTCGTGAACATGAGGGCCGGTTAAACCATATTGTGCGCTGAACACAATAATTTGCGCCCATGATTGAGCCGCACCGTAACCAATATAATTTCCTTCAGCAGTAAAAAATAGATAGTTTTTGCTATTATCTAAATTATCGGGTGCGGCAGATAAAAATATTCTATTTGCGCCAGCAGAAGTATTGCTACTAATAGTTAGATTATTTCCTCCCGAATCCTTTAGCCTAAATAAATGACCCATTCTATTAGTGACACCTAATCGTAGTGTCTTATTTTTATTAGTTAAATTTTCAGCATCCACAGAATTAAAGTGCCAATCTAATGTCATTTCCACTAAACGCAACATACTAAATTTCTTCAAAGAATTGATAGTTGGTGCTGTCGCTATTGTCACTAAGGGGTTATTATCATCATTGTCAGAAATTGAGGAACCTCCGCCCAAATAGGTAGTATGAGAATTAGATGTATTAGAAGGAGTACCTTTATTTTTTAACATAATACTAAAGTCTGTTAAATCTCTTGAGCCATAGTATAGACTTGTTTTTCTTAAATCTGATTCTGGTAGTAAATCAGAAGTGGTGAATAAGAAATGTCGAGAAACTTTAGCATCCATCTGCCTTAGTGTTCTTTCCCATGTTCGACCTATATTAGTCAAAAAAACATGAGGAAGTCCAGCAATAGGGTATCTTGCTCTTACGGTAGCATCATTTCCTGTTAGATAATAGTCAAAGAAATTAGTGCCTCTTGATGGTTTATTTCCTCTTCTTTCATAAAATCCTTGCATCTCTCTTATTGTACTAAATGAAGAATCGTCTTGATGTGTTTGAGTAATTGTTGGTGTACTACTTGTATATGATGGTCTAAATCTATGTGCCTTAGCATAGTAATTAGTTTGGCTAAGATTATCATAGTATGCCGTTTCTATCGGAAACTCATCAATTGCGGAATAATTGCCCTCTTCTAAATCAACAAACTTGTAATATGGTGAACCGTATCTTTTGATATAATTAGTAGTAATAGTTGAATCTGAAGCGTCATGTATGTTAATATTGAATGGTAATAGCCCCTTAGTGTTACTAACATAGGGGCTGGCTAACTGAAGTAGTGCCGCAGGGCGATTAATAAAATACATATCAGCAGTATTCTTTTGGGTTAATTTGTAAATATTATCCCCATTACCTGCGGTTCCATCTCTATCTAATCTAATTTCATTATAAGAATAATGTGAACCTGAACCACCGGAACCTGCTTCTGCACGAATAAAATATCCTTGAAATGTAAATACTCCACTATCTTCTGTAAATACAGGGTCGCCCCTTTTGAAATGAGTATTAATTGCGGCAGAAGAAGTTGTAATTCCTCCTGTAAGTGATGTGGCTTGAACATTCATTGTTGTGTCTGTTAATGTCATTAAGTCACTATCATAAGTATCATTTCTATCAACTCTCCCTAAATATAATCCTATTCTCGGTGCAAGAGTAATAGTGGTAACATCATCCTCTCCTTTAGTATTTAATACTATAAAATCGCTTAAACCATTAACTACATCATAACTAAAGTAATTGCCGGAAACATCATCTTTTAGTTTTGCTTGAAAGGCTCTATCGTTTTTGATATTACCGATAGAATCTAAATTATATCCTATTGCTTCAGCATTTGTATTTTCTGAAGTCCCTGCTAAGAAAAACTCTTTATTTCCTGTTTTAGTATAAACGGGAGGATTAGCAGTGGTTCTGCTTGATACCGATACACCACTTGTAAAATATATTCCCTTATCTGATGCCCCTTCTAATGAACTAACTGTATTTGAATTTACAGCACTTGCACTAAGAGCCTTTTTGAAAGTATAGTGCTTATTAGATGACCCAACAAAAATTTGTTCAGATGCAGAAGCAGTAGCACAGGAACCAAACTCTATGACAACATTCGCTTGGTCTGCACCAGAAGAAACAATTCCTATAAAATCACCATTAGCATTGTATAAAGTATCTCCTACATTTAATCCTGCAATTACGGCACTACAAGCAACTGTGGTAGCATTAAGCGCAAGATTAGAACCAATGGTAACATTTGCGCCTCCACTTGTTTTACCAGCAGATACATTGGATAAAGGTGACATAGAAGAATGAATTAAATCAGAAGTAAATAAAGTGTTTTTATTTATGGTAGGATTAATCAATTTAGAAAAATCATTACGACCAGCAATTTCAACAACAGGCTGACCCATTTCAGTATCTTCTATTATTTCTTCTATTTTACCGTCAAAGATTTCTAAATCAATAGTAAAACTACCAAAGTTATAGTCAATACTTGTTTTAGAATCGGCTTCGGTTCTATAATGGGTTCTTTCTGGTTCTAATCTAAAATACTGATGTGTTTTATCTCCAAAAGAAACTCGTATTTCTTTTTCAGTGTAATTTGTCCCTGCTAAAGTAACTATGGCATTGTTAAATCTTGATTCATTGTATGAACCTAATGTAATATTATTTATTTTGTAGGTTAAACTGTCTATGTCTAAAGGATGGTCTGTTAATGCACTTAGTCCTGTGTAAGTAACATCAGTATCTAATTCTAAAGTAGTCATTAGTGTTCTTGTTTTAGGCGACCACATTCTTCTGTAAATTTTATCTCCCGCACTAAATGGCGCAGAACCACGATTGGTAAAGGTGGATTCTGTTTCTAATCTCCAATAAGATTGGCATACAACAGTATGTAATGATGAAGAAGGCGCACTTATGGTGCTAATAAAACCGATGTAGTCGCCAATCTTAACTTCTTCATGTTGGCCCCAAAGTGTTCTGGCATCATAATCTGCTTCTGTCTTAAATTTGAGATTTGTACTACCACTTGTAATTGAATCTAATGTTAATTTTGTTTCAAACCAACCTGTCAATTGACCTTCGCTAATTTTTTCTTTTAGAACATATTTATCATTTAGAGCATTCTTTGAAGTAAAGGCTCTATTTCCATCAACTATTTTAGTTTCGGCAAAACTCGCTCTATCTTTCATTGAAGAGAATGCTCTTGAACTAAACATATCTATTACTTTATTCAATACTTTAGGAGATTCTTCATAGTGTAAATAGGTATATGGGCCGTCAAAGGATGCAGAAGCGATATTATCATCAGAATCTCTTCGTGCATTAAGAAAATAACCATCATAGGTATTGAAGGCAGTACCAGCACTATGCGCCCCCCTATCATCATAAAAATGAGTAGCGGAACTTGAAGTTGTAGGGTCATCCATTTTTCTTTTATTGTCTATTAATGTAGTGGATAATGTGAATTTACTGTTATCTATTATTTTTAAGTGAGCATCTTGCACAGTAACAAACACAACTGTTGTGTCACTTAGAGTAATTGCTGAATTATCTGTGCTATAATTATAGCATAGTTTGTATTTGGTACTATGGTCTAACTCATTCTTTTTGTTGAGTCTGTCATTATAGAAATACCAAAGCGGCCTACCCACAATTAGATTAGTTAAGTGAGTATTAGTGGAATCGGTAGTATCAACTAATGCACCAGCAGTAATAGCAACTACCGAAGTATCTGTTATTGCTGGCCCTTTGAATACAATAAACTTAGTACCCTTTGGTATTTCACTGCCTAATTTGGGAGTAAATTCTAAAGCATCCCCTTCAACATCATCCGTAACTTCAGCAGTAATTTTAGCAAAATGGTGTTGTTTGTAATCATCAGCAAATAAAAGAATAAAATAATCATGTGTTGTTAAATTAATAGAATTATATTGTTGTCCTGTTTGAGTTTCATTAAAATAAGTTTTTACTCGATAGCCGGGAGTTTTTGCTAAGTTTTCACTGTAAGAATTATGTGCGCCTGTTGTTTCTTTAACCATAGTAGTGGCCGTACTATCATCAATTCTTATTTCTGCACATATGTATTGATTAGCCGGAGAAGCAGTATTTTTGATAGAAGGATTTGTAGGGCAATCAAAATTAACATTATGTCCAGCATTATTCCAAGTAGTATTAATTGCAGTGCTTTTATGAACACCTGTTTTACGAACATATACTGCCATTACATATCCACCTCTTCAAATGTCAAAAACAGTAGTGTTTTGTCGTGATAAGGATAAAGGGACTTTCCATTAAAAGCAGAATAAATATGTGTAGTCATGCTTAATTCGTGAAAGACTCCATAAAATTGACTATTAGTATATCCTATATGGTCTGGTATAGAAGAAGCCGTAGCATGTGTGTTTGTTCCATTTGCACCTAAGTATAAATCTTCAGCCGCTAATTGAAAATCATTATCATCCTCATTATGTGTAACTGTTTTAGTGGATTTACCATTAAATAGAATACTTAGTTTTCGAGTGGTATTATCAAATGAAACTCCTATGTGATAAGAATTATTTACATAATTTGCTTCTTTAGGGGCTTGTTGATAAATTGTTTCTGAATTCAAAGACGAAGAGGGAGTACCACTAAGATATACAGTAGTAGTGCTTGTTGTTGGCCAACCCGAACCAAAAACAACCGTACCAATTGATTTGAAACTAAATCCTCTTTTAACAAATAATTCTTGGCCTAAATGATATTTGTTAGATGCGGGGTTTGTTCCTGATGTAAAAGATGCACCGCCGCCATGTGCGCTACCTCCTAATGTTTCTATTTTAGTATGAGTTAATCTCCCTTGACGGTCAAAACCACCTGTTAGAATATCAGTAGTATAAGTGGATGGCTGGATATTATCGGGATAAATGAGTGTGTCACTAACTAATGTAGTAGTTGTACTACCCGTAGTTAATTGTACTTCTAACTTATATGATGCAGGGTTATTAGTATTGGTTGTATGATATGTACTTGCTTGCAATACATCAGTGGTAGCATTACACAAATATATTTTCAAATTAGTGCTATAAAATATAGCCATCTTATGATTTGCTCGATTAACTGCTTGAGTAGCGTGTGTTCTTGGTAAATGCTTATCGGAGTAATGGCCCGAAGTAGTGGTATATGGCGAAGAATGCTCTCCATCTGGGAATGTCTTTTTTGAATTGGTGACAGTTGTTGCTGATGTTCCGGTAGTATGATTGCCACTACCGTTCACATCATATGGGGTAATTATTGCATCAAAACAAAATGAACCATTATGCCCCCAAATACCATAAGGCATATCATTTGAAGTATCTGCATCTGAACCAATATCCGGTATGTTGTCTTGATAATCTATTTTAATACAACCATTACACATTACAGGAAAAACTAATCCTTTTTTATTTCCTATTGATAATGTCTGCATAATAATCACACCGTCATAGCCACTATAAATTCTAATTGAAAACTTATTGCCGCAGGTTCTTCAGCGTTAAAATCACAACTAAATGATTGAACAAATCCATTTAACCCTGTATCAGTAGCACTATCTGGAAAATCTGATAAAGCAAGCGTAGCCCCTTGATTATCCAAAGTATCGTTATATCCTCTTGCGGCAAAAGTGAAAGGAATCAAACTTGTACTTCGGTCAGAATTACGGTATTGGTATCTGCTATCCACCTTTGAATCTATTAATATAATTAGTTGATTCATATTCTGCATTTGTTGTAATGCGGTTCCATCTGTATTTGAGTGAATCAATTGAGCAATTTCTTCTTTTGTCATATCAATAGTTATTGTTTCATTAACGATTGGAGGATTTAATACTGTATCATCATTAAAAGAGGATTCAGAAGGATTACTTTCTGATTTATCAAAATTCTTAGGATTCATGCTATTGAATCTTCTTATAATCGTAGTATCAGTAATAACTCCTTGAACACTAATTTGTTTAGATGACATACCCATATTAAAAGCCACTGTTCGAGATTCACCACTAAACATTCCAGAAAAAGGAACATCAAAAGAAGGAATTGTTTTTGTAGTGGAAATACTTACTGTTTCTGCTTTAAGTGGAATAGTATTCACTTGAACATCGTTATCTTCAGATGCGCCAAGACGCAAAAATACATAGTGTGTGCCATCGGGAGAAGTCATTTAATCACCTTAACTATAACTTGAAGAAGTACCTCTATTTACTTCTCTATTAATCATTTTTCCAATTTGAGCCGCAATTCTTCTCATTTCTTTATCACTTGTATCTTTTGCATTAATAGTGATATTGTAATTATTTACGGTTCCTCTGCCTGAAGATTTAGCAATTCTTCTGCTATCTGCGTTATTATATACTCTTGTTCCTCTTGGCAAAGCAGCAATTTCTGGCCCTTTTTCTCCAACTATTTGCATTGGTTTATTTACTACTCCACCTGTTTGATAAAATCCTAACATTTTTCCAAGTGCATATACCATTAATGCTACTATTATAGCAGGGAATAAATACAATTTGAACCAAAATGTCGCTACGAAAAAGACAACTATGGCTAAAGCCACCCCAACCTTTTTCTGCCATTTAACGCTGGTGCTGAAAAAGAACTCTTTTCCTCGTTTGTATATTGCATATGCTAATTTACCAAGAGTTACCACTGCTAATGGAATCATAACTCCAATAAAGCCAATTGCTGTTTGTAAAAGCCCTACCGCTATTTTGACTATTGCATTTACGGCTTCATCAAAACTACCTCCCTCAAATACTGCCGACCATAACGCCTGTGCGCCCTCCCAAACTTCATTTAATCCTTCATAAAAGAAGTTAAAGAACAAACTAAGAGTATCTCTCATTCCTTCAAAGGCTGACATAAAGGTTGGGCCAATTACTTTGACGATAGCAACTATTCCTAACGCTAACAACATAAAGCCAAATGTCATTTTTATTGCGAAACTCAAGAAGGTTTTTAGCACTGACCCAATACCCATAGCGAATTTTTGGAATTTCTTCATCTTTCGATAATATGGATGATTCGTAAGCATAGTTTCTTCTAAGTCTTGCTTATTGTCCAACTGTTCTTCAAGTATTTCTTGCATCGCTTCTGCATCAAGTTGTTTATCAACATGCGTTTGCGTTGCTTCATCCCAAACCTTTACTGTTCCTGTTGTTTTTGTACCTGCTTCAACCTCTTTTATTTCGCTAATAATATCCTTGATATAATTATTGTAAAGTTCCATGTGTTCTTGTAATGCCTTAAATCCTTCTCTGCTGGCTTTTGCGCCTTTACCGAACATAAAACTTTGACCTGTGGCCGCATATTGGCCCGACTGCAAGAATCTTTCGCCTCTTTCCTGTACCATTCTTGCTCTCTTTTTTCTTCCACCTGTTAGGAAATCACCTGCTTCATGCCCGCCAGCAAATCGAGCCGCAAAATCCTGTAAAGAATCAACGCCTTTTGTTTTATCCATTCCGGCTAATTGTTTTCCTGTATTCATCAAAACATCAAATATATTTCCTTTAGGCATAGGAATTCTTGTTGCTTTCATAATTGTACCAAAGAAGTTACTCACTAAAGAAGGATTCATAGAATCTTCTAATGCTTTTATTTGTTTAGTAAATGCTTCAACTTCTTCTGTGCTACCTTCTGCTTCTGCTACAATCATAGCCTTTTTTAGTTTCTTAATTTCTTCTCTTGCATTCTTTCCATCGTCACCCATTTTTCTGTAAGTGCCTCCAACGAATTGTAATACTGAAGAAAACTTATTCAAAACTCTAAAAGTTCCGGGCGGTGCAAAACCATACAATACTTTACGGGCTTTAGCCGCCTCCATTCCAAAAATAGTTAATTCTTCTCTTGATGAAGTTAAGAATTCAGCAAGATACTCCATCGTGTTTCCGCCTAATTCGGTATATTTGGAAAACCCTTTCAGAAAACCTATGTTTTTTTCTCCATCTTTATTCATCTCTCTTGCAAGACTTTGCATTAGAGCAGTTCTTTTATTGAAATTATTGACTTTTTCACCAGCATTGTTCAGCATTTCGCCATATTCATTAACTTTTAATCCATTACGGACAAAGCCATCTCCTTTTTTATTTAACTGAATCCCTAATGCTTCTTGGGCTTTTGTTAAAGTTAAGACTGTTGAAGCCGAACTCGCTATTGATTTACTATAACTTGCCTGTACTTGAGTAGTTTGTTGAACGGCTGGTGTTATTTTCTGAAGATTATAGATTAACCCATTAAACATATGAGTTTGGTTTTGGATTTCTTTAGTTAAGTTGGGAAATGTGCTTGTCAACATATAGTGCATTTGCTTAGACATTAATTGTGAAGAATCTTTCACCTTCCCCATGTCATCTTCGACTTGCATTAAAGCACCGGACATTGCATTTATGTCATTTGCCATTTGCTTAATGTCTGCCAAAATCGTCACCTAACCTTGCCTTTCTTCATGGCTTTATCAATCTCTTCAGATTCTAATTCTTTTATTAATTTATGGACTTGTAACAAATCCATAACTAAACTCGCTGGCATTTTATACACCTCCAAAGGACTTATCGCTAATGCCTTTGAGAGAGAATAAACTACGATTAGAGAAGCGTCTTTATGAGAGGCTTTGCCTCCCGTTAAAGCCCTTCTCAAATCTCGTTTTTTGAATCATCCTCCGAAAATGAATCAAAAGGATTTGGTAAAATGTCTTTTAGTTGATTGCCTACATATGGAGTCAATCTGAGAATATCAATTGTTGATAATGATGGTTCAGTCTTTACAATAAAATTCTCAACCATATACCTAAACATAGCATTCATGTCAATATCCATGTTTTGTGTTTTGACATCTAACTTCATCATGCTATTCATGGCTTTATCAACTTCAAGCCATGTCGGTTCTTTAGTCCAAACCTTTAGGTATTCTTCTTTATCTTCTGCCACTTTAACATAATGTAAAGTGGGTTCTGTTAGCGCAAATAGTACGCTCTTATCACTTATTATTTTCTTTTCCATATTATCCACCTTCTATACCAACAAACAAACTAACGGTGTTGGTGGAATATAATGTCTATTCAGTCTGCGTTTCTTTGACTTCTTCGACAACTGCCTTTTTAGCAGGTTTTTTCTTTTTTTCTAATTTTCTGGCTTCAGCCAATTTTGCTCTCATTTGTTCCTTTGTTAGCATTTAATCACCCCATCAGAATGTTATCTGTCTTGACAACACAAGAGGCCAAATCTCTTGGCTTAATAGTGGAACTGAAACTAATTGGGCCTTTATCATCGGGAATAGTAATTTCCGTAGTATCTAAGAAATAATTCTTAAATTTCAAAGTAATTTCTTCACTTGTTCCTCCCTTTGTGAAAACAAATTCAACCATTTGTCCAGCAGAACTATTCACATTTTCAGTTTCGTTTAGCATTTCTTTGAAAAGTTGGTCGTCTGTAACAACTGCTTCAAAAGTAATGTTGTATGTTCTTTGTGCAGGGATTCCTTCTTTCATATCACGATGTCCTCCCATGTATCTCTTATCCATTAGATTGTTATTGATTTCAATGCTAACTGAATTAACCTTCAAAAATTGTTGGCCGAATACTGTAAATGTTCCTTCAGAAAAGAAGAAAGGCGCACCATAATCACTTCCTGCATTCCAATTAAACAAATTAGCATTGTTAGTAACATTGGCTCGGCTAACATAACTCACTGCAAGTGAATCATCTTGATAAAGGTCAGTAATGCTATCAACAAGTCGAGCATTAATATCCATATTCATTTTCAATTCTTCACCTTCTGATGCTTCAATTGTTAGCGAGTTGATTCGGCAACCTCTTGCAATACGGGTAAAAGCCACATCTTCATTTGAAGAAGAAGTTGCCGCACCACCTAAAGTAGCAGGGTCTTTCGCAATAGTTTGTTCTAAACTAAATGAGGGCAATTGGTCTGTGTTTAGTTCAGTTATTGTATAATTAATCAGATTTGTTGGTCTTGAAGGACTCCCACTGAAAGGAATCTTAACAAATCCGCTACCATCGTAAATGCTGTGGTCTAAAGGAGGAACGAGTTTAGTTCCGCCTTTAACTGTTCTATAAAATAGTGGGCCGGTAGTGGGAACATCAGCAGTTGTAGCACTACCTTTGATAACAACATCATCAGCACTCGAAGCATCAACAAAAACATCAGTTGATTTTGTTAATGTAGTGCTTGCACCCGATGTATAGGTAATTGCTGAAACAGACCCAAGAGCATAATAGAGCCATGAACCTGTATTTGCGACTAATGCAAGTGAACCATTATCAGCCGTTCTAAGTCCTTTGTATTGGAATGTAAAGTTTCTTGAACCACCAAGACCAAGATTCATTTGTTTCAATTCTTGACTTAGATTAGGAAATGTTACCGATTCCATAATTCCCAACCAATTATCTGATACTAATGATTCTCTTTCGGGGGTTCCATCTCCGTTATAATCCATTAAAGGATGAGGGGCAGGTGAACCGTATGCTCTCAAAAGAGCATATTGGACTGTTCCGTTAGAAGCGGGAGTCGAACCTAAAGTAAAGGTTGTTTTGGAATTAGCAGTAATAGTGTGAGAAGAAACTAATCCGGCAGTAGTGTTGTAAATATCAATAGTGCAACCAACATAAATATTCGGAACTAATTTGAATAAATCTGTAAATGCAGATTCGGGAGTTAAAGTCGTTGTTGTTCCTGAACCTGTGCAGGGAATGTAAATATCCTGTTCAGGTATTAATGTTGTACTTGCGCCGCTTCCTAAAAATATGTTATTGTTTGCCATGTTACTCTCTCCTTTCCTTTACTAACTTACTAAGGGAGTGATAATGCGAATCTTTTTGCTTCTGTTGTGACTTTATATCCGAATAAACGCTTGGCTCTGTCATTACTTTCTGTTCTATTTCCTAAAAATAATTGGTCGAATTTAGAACCATCACTTGCAGTGTAGCCATTACGCTTGCTCTCAATTACCCGACGAAGTATTAGGTATATAGCCCTTAGCCTATCTTTGCCATATGAAGCATCAATTCCGCCCCTTTCATCGTGCAATACTCGGATATGGGTAGTGAATGTATAGGTTTCATTTCTGATGTCATACATGGCAGTTGGGTATTCAACATTTTGTCCATCCTCAAAAACAATAATAGTTGTTGGTGAACGGCTTAAATCCACTCTAACACCTTTATGTTTTGTAGTATTTCTAACATCGAGAAATTCGGGAGTAACTGCATGAGAAGCAGAAATTGTACCTGCACTAACTAATGCAGTGGCATTAGCAGACCAACTGTTCGATAGTAAATCTATGAAAAGACTGACTTCATCCATGCTGATACCTCCTGTGTTACTTCTTTTTGAATATATTTGGTGTATTCTTCTTCAGCAAATTGCATGACTTCATCATCACTAAAAGATATATCATATCCTAACTCTTCTGATAATTCTTGTAAAACCAATTGTCTTTCTTTTTGAATGTTAAGAAACTCTCTAAATTTTTGTAAATCAACTTTTATTGCCATGCTTATCAATCCAAAAAGTACACAATATCTCCCTTGCTCTTTAGTATATCCATTCCTTCTTTTCGCAGAATATCGTACTTTTCCTTTGTGCTAATATTGCCACCTGTTTCTGCAATTAGAACGCTTTGGTCGTCATGTCTTAGTATTTCAGCCGCCACCAATTTTGTTGCGGCTTCATGGATAGCAGAAGGTACTCGACCATCACCTGCTAAATAAGTTACAATTACTGAATTTTTTGTATGGTATGGATAATCTCTCAAAAAGAATATTCTGCCTTCTTCTTTAATAGTCCAATAAGAACCTAATCTTCTCAAATCTTCTTTATCAGTAAAGTTAGTCAAAGTACAAACAGTAGGAATAGTATCGCTTGTAGTGAATGTTAAATCATTACTACCGGAACCTGTTGCGGCAGCACTTAATTCAATAGTAGTCGCATTAGTAATAGAAGCAATAGTAACTGTGCCACTAATGCCTGTTCCTGTAACTGTCATACCTGCGGCTAATTTAGACGAATCGGCCACGGTTACGGTAGCATCGGTATTTACTGTCGTACATGCTTGTTTTATTGTTGCTTTTAGCACACAATCGGCCCCATCATCACCGGAAAGCAGGGATGAAATGAGTACCTGCTTGCCATTTGCTCGGTCTTTTGCGGCATAAAAAAAGTCTGATATTGCAAGACTTGAGGAAGTTAATGATTTAGCAGCAGTAGCCCCTGTAAAAGAAGAAGTGCTTGCTGGAAATTGTTCATTGATTAAGGAAACTAAATCGTTATTTGTTGTCTTAATTCCAAAGGTTGTGCAAAACTCATCGTTACCTAAACTGCTAACTGTGTTTTCTGCAACCATTTCAAATGATACTCCACTGTTAGGTAATTCCAAAATAATGGAATGAATATCTCGATAGTTTTCTTGTAGCAAAACCTTGGCTTGAGCAGAAGCCAATTCTTCATATTCGCTACCTTGCCAAACTTGCAACGATACAACTTTACGAAGTTTCATTTTTGCTAATTGAACAAACCCTACATATCCACCATAATAGGAGTGCATTGGTAATGTCTTGAATTGAAAATCGTGAAATTCATTTGTTGTAATAATTGGTCTAAAAGAACGCTTTACTTTGTCATCAATTATTCCTTCGACTCTTTTGATAATTGCACCGACTTGTGCTAAAGTCGGATAAGTAGTGCTGGCAGTAAAAGCAGGAACTTGTAATAGATTAGCCACTTCTGTTGCATCAGTATAAAATCCTCGGCCATCAGTATAACTTGGATTAATTGAAGTATAATCGCTTGGCGATATGGTGGTTCCCATCTTAATCCAACTCCTGCATTAGCGTTCTTATTTTATACTTTAATGTGTCAATATCATCCATTAGGTCTTTGTTACCCGTTTGAGTTTCCTTTGAATAAGGAATTACAAAATAAGTAACAAGAGAACATTCAACTTTGATTGTCGCTTTTGATAATTTGTCATTAGGGTCACTAACATCTATTTGCCCTGTTTTGAATTTCATTACTCCCGATTCATATATGTCAAAAAAGCCCTCTTCATTTACAAGTAAAATTTTGTTATCTTGTTCAAATTGTCTTAGGTCTTGTATATGTTCTGTAAAGTCAAATTTAACATATCTAATAGTCCAAAACTTTTCTCTTTCTTCGGGACTTAACTCATTATATTGTTTTTGACTAATAACTACTTGTTCATGTTTTGCTTTGGTATCTTCTTCATGGGAAATATATTTGCCATCTTTTTGAGGCTTTGGTATTTTTTTACCATTCTTATCTTGTAAAGCATACCAGACTCCTATATTGAATTCTTCAAAATCTTTGCCTTCAAGTTCTTTATTATATTCATCCATAACTATTTGAGTTAATTTTTTAGTTTTTCCAGATGCAGTAGTAACAGTAGCGGCGGCTCTTATTCCTTTGACTTCATTTTTAGGTCTTAATTGCGACCAATTTTTAGCCGCTTCTTCAACTTCTTGAGTAATAGCATTCTCTAATTTATCCCATAAAGACTCAACATCTAATTCAATTCTAACAGGGTCATTTGGACTGCCTCTAATTTCCCATGTTATAGGATAGTCACTTTTCTGCCATTCATTTTGTCTATAAGTAAAAGGAATAGTGGCCTTGCCATCTTTAGCATTTGCCGCCCAAATTTCTTGTATTTCGGCTGTTAATGGTGCGGCCATTGTTCTTGGAACAATCATATTCTTATCTTTATATTGTCCAAGAGTTAGCATTTTATCGTTATCACCTTCAACTTGTAATTTTGAATTAATTTGAGAAATACTCTTTCCTTGTTTCTCCGCTTCTTTAGCCGCTTTAGCATATTCTTTTTTGTATTCTTTATATTCTTCAATGACTCTTCTCAATGCTTCTTCTTCACCAATATTAACTTGACCTAATGCTTCTCCCGCAAAACGACCTTTTTCTTCAAGCATATACAATTTAGTGGTAAGGAATTGTTTGTCACCAAAATCATTAATAAAGTCTTGAGGCAAACTAAAGTCAAAATCAAAACTAATTGTTTCAATATCATCCTTTCTATATTTTTTTGCCGTTTGAAGAGTTTCCCCTAATTCTGCACTTATCTCTTCTCTTCTGTCAACCGCTAAATTAGTAACTGCTTTTTCTAAATCTGATTCACCTAAAGACGGCCATTCTAATAACATATGACATGAATATGCTTTCAAATCCTTATCTGTATTATTAGCAGTACCATAAGTCAGTTTTCCTGTTGGTATTCCTGTCTTTGAATTTACCATTTCATTGAAAATCATTTGTTCCTTTGCAATAGGATTACCCACAAAATATTCTTCAATATCATCATCACTTAATTCGGGGTCTTTTTCTGCGGTTTCTCTAAGGAATTGTAATCCCGATAATCTTCGAGTCACTGCGGTATCAAGAATGTCTTTAAGTTTTTTATCTGAAATGTATTCTATATTTTTTTCGTTAGGAATAACTGTTTGGCCTCCACCAACAACAACAGTATCTTTGCGCCTTTTATCGCCTTCTGTTCTTCTAACTTTTGCAGTTTCTAATTTACCTGTTTTTAGCCTTGGTCTTTCAACAAACTTTCTCCATCCTTCTGAATCCTTTAACCACTTTTCTAAAGGTTCTTCTAAAACAACATTAACAATTTTAGTTTTGACCCAATTTACAAATATTTTTTCATCTTCTGGATTTTCAGTATCTTCTAATATATCAACTGTGTCCATAAACTTGTTGTAAAACTCTCTATTTCTTTCTTCTTTCAAATAGGTTCTAAATTCCGCTAAAAGATTATTCAACGATGCGGCATCCTCGGTATCTTGAGTATAACCATCCCAATCAAAAGATACCATATTATTCACCTCACATTAACCATTTAGCCCAAGCCGCACCTTTTTGAATTGCTGAACCTAATCCTAAACCTGCTTTTGGTGGCTCATATGACATTTGCCCGTTAGCATCAATCCAATAAGGTCTGCCATATCCGTCTGTTCCATTTGGAGGAACAGGATAACCTGTGCCATTATTTACTGCACCTTGCATTTGTTGGTATTGTTGCATATTACCTGTTACTCCTGCAATAGCCGCACCTGCACTTGGCCCGCCACCAAAGCCTTGAGATTCAAGATATTGTTGTTTAGCCATTTTTCTTTGATTAACTACTTCAGTATTAATTGCAGAATTCAATAATTTTTGAATATCTAAATCAATGTTTGCTTGAGTTATTTTTTCATACTCTCTTAGAGCATCAGAATCTATCGAGATTGTGCTACCTGTCATATTGAATTTTAATTGACTTAATAGTTTGCTAACTGTTCTCTCAACAACATCTTCCATCAGTTGTTCAAGAGCAACCAAGAACATTTCTCCATGATATTGAAAAAACTCTTCGACATGGTTATCTTGCAAAGATAACAAGTTATTCATTGACTTAAATTGCTGGTCGCCCTGTGCCTGTACTGCACCTAATACTGTTCCGTTGCTCGTTCCTAATATTCCCATACTTATTCCTCCTTAGTTTCTTTTCCATCATTTTGAGGCTTAACTCCTTCTTTAATCATTAAATAATTAAGTCTATCAGTTAGAATATTTATTTCCCCAACAATCTCTATCGCTTCGTTGGTTGCACTCCTATTATCTCCTAATGTCGGTGGCTTTATTAAATAACCGCTTGCAGTCAAAGATATAATATCCTCTTTACTCAAATGAGTTACAGGGCCACTTTTCAGTATCTTAGGCATTCTTGGTTTGAAGGCTGCAAAAGCAAGACCATGTTTATCAGCGAGTATTGTTTGTTGTAGCATTTCTAACTGCGTGAACATAGACGCATGCTTAGGGCAATATGTCCCTGCTAATGGTCGCCCTTTTACTACTCCATCCAAAGGAATAGGGGGTCGCATATAATCGCCAGCCTCCCAAATATGATGAAAGCCGCAAACTACACATCTATCTTTTAGATTGAATTTTTTTCCGTATTTCAAAAACAACAATTTCTTAGGTTCGGGCTTTAATACCTTAATCAATTCATTCAGTTGTTTTTTTGGTTTATGTGCAATAAACTTGTATTCAGTTACTATTCCACTTGCTCTTGCTGCTTTCAACGGAGTCATTAAAACCGTTGGCAGTCCGTTTTGTCCTATTAGTTGGTTGTTATACATAATAATCAATAATCCTTTATCATTGAAGTGATTCCTTTATACACCATTTCGGGTTCTGATTTAGCAGATACAATATATTTGAAACAAGGTATTCCTTTATCATTCAGTTGCCGCATACCGTATTTGAAAGGTTCAAATATTTCATGTTTATCCATGGTTAATCCTTCTGCCAATGGGTACTGTTCTCCCCATATGTCATATTTGTTAGCCCATATTCCGACTGCCATAGGATAATCTTTTTCCTTTTTCTTTCTGCCTGTGGGCCACCGAGATGCAACAATTGTATCAACTAAAAATTTCCATGCTACTTGATGGTCTAAGTTTGAAGAATTATCTAAATGTCTGTGGTCTATCATAAATATAACATACTTGACTTTACGCCCTTGCATATCTTTTACCCATTCTTTCCAATAGATTGCTTCACCGCCAACATCAGCACTTTTAACTGTATGAGAATCTCCATCAATTTTTACTGTTTTTCTCGAAGCCCTGTGTAATCCTACTGTCCGTTCATTTATTTGCGGTACTTCGCCTCTTGTTCTTAGTTGATTACTTAATGTTGTTTTACCAACCATAGTTGCACCATAAATGCCGAAGTTAATCGCATAAATTTTTTTCCAAAAACCTATCATCGCTTCTCCAACAAGTATAGCAAATCCTGTCATTACTGACAATATTAGACCTCCCAAGAATGCCAGAATGTGTCTAATATCCAGCCTAATATATTGATGTCAAAAACACCCATTATATTCCCAATAAAGAATGCTGACAAAGTAGCGCATGTTCCCCAAAACCATGCTCTCATTTTGAAAAAAAGCATGTCTGCGGAATGCGCTCTTGACTGATTATAGATATAATCATTATCAGTTAGGCCCATTATGTCTGCAAGCATTTAACCGCCTCACTGAAGAGTAGCGGCTAAAAAGTCTGCACCGACTGTATTATCATCGGCTTCAACGGTTGGTGCAACTCCATATGGATTAAAAGATGATGAATACTGTTTTGCAGATTCTTGCATCTTTCTTAGTTGTTGCTCATCTCTTGCTTTTCTCTCCCAATAGGCCGCAATTTTTCTATCAAGAAGCCACATTTCAATTCGGTCATTAAGTGCCAAATCGAATATTGCTTTCATAATCATAATTGCACCCACTGTCATTAGACCAAACAAGATAGAATGGGCCAATACTCCGTGTGGGAATGTTATGCCATAGTTAGCATAAAAAAATACATTTGCACCACTAAGCGCACCGACAAATAAAATTGTCATAATCAACCGTGTGTCTTTATTTAATACTGCCAAGATAAACACCTCAAGAGAAGTGAACCGCTACTGCCGCACCTGTACCTGCACCTGTGGATATATCCAAATATATTCCATTAGAGCAAATAACACCATGTAAATCCATCTCAATAATAGGTGGAGATGCAGGGTCGCCGGGGTCAAGAATAAGTCTAATTAATTCTTTACCTGAAGCGGCTGAAGCATTATCAAATAATCTAACTGTTGTAGCCGCACCTCCACCTGTTCTTTGACAATGAATAGAAACTAATCTGCTTCTTTCACCGGAAACGGCTTCACTTGCTGTTTTTATTCCACTACTTCGACATACTGACGACATATTGGTTCCCTCGATTTTTGTTTGGGGATAACTCCCTCTTAACACTTGTGTAAATCATTCCGATTCAGCAACAGGTTTTGGTGCTGAAACTTTCTTTGGCTTGGTTTTCTTCTTTTTAGGAAGAAGCAAGTCACACAATTGCTCATGGGTAGTAATAGTTTTACCTAATTCTCTTGATATGATTTCAAATCTATCAAGTCCAATTTGCATTAGACCTTCTCTATCAGATTCCTCAAAGATAAATTCTAAATTTGCGTCACTGTGTCGAACCAAAGCCCCAATTAAAGATGGAAATGCAACAGGTTCGGGGCTGGCTTTACTTAGCCCCAAACCCATTACATTCAAAGAAAACGGAGATTGACTACTCAGTTTTACTTTTACCAATTAAACCGCCTCAAATGTGGCCCCAAACTCTAACTCTAATTTCACCAAGGTTATCAGTGTTAGAAGCCGCAGGGCATTGTAGTTGGAATCTATCTTGGGTATCAGTGTTGATGTATTTTCCACCATTAGCCGCACCGGATAGAATTTCTGCTACAATCATAGAAACTGCATATCCGCCACTAATTGTATCAGTGGAAAGTCCTGTTACACAAACACAAGTAATAGTGCTTAGTCCAAACTTGCTCGCAAGGATTTCTTCACCATTAGCAGTGTATGAAGTGATGTCAATAAAAGCATCAACCACATATTCGTCACCAACCACTTTGGGCTTAGTAAAGCCCTTGTGGTCGGCAATCAATGTTACTGTATGTGCCAATTAAAACACCTCACAGAAGGTTGGTAATTTTACCTTGTCCTTTGAAGTATGAACAGCCGACTTCAGCAATTGTACGGTAAAGAGCCTTGTTTCCAAGAGTACCGACACCGAATGGGTTTCCGTTGCTAATACCATCCTCAAAGTATTGAGTTGGTTTCATAACGCTCATCCATAGATGGTCTGTATCAAGGAATAGCATATCACTAATACAAGCCGAATTAACTCCGGTTGAAGCCATAGCCGCAACAGGAATCATAGGAATGTCGTAGTATGTTGATACACGGAATCCGACTTCTTGACCTTTAACACCACGAACACCATTTACAGTTGGAACAATTTCCTTTCTATCCATGAATCTCTCTTGTGCTTGTAGCAAATCAGAGATAGTTTGTAGTGTGTCATATCCTGTTAGAATAACCTTTGGTGAACCACCAGCAACACGAAGTAGTCTAATCATTTCGTTTAGAACAGTTAGTGTCAATTGGCGAGCATCTGCACTTGCATATGAATCACCGAATGTAACTTGTGCATCAAGATAAGAAGCACTTGTACGGTCCTTTCCGTATAGATTGTTGACTTCGTTAGCAGTAGCACTTGTTAGAAGGTTTGCAGTAGCCATAGCATCTAATTCTTCTTTAGAAGAAACAACCTTGTTTAGAGAAGTATAGTTTCTCTCTATTGTATCAACTGTTGCAGAACTCGATACATTTGTATCAGCATTATAGAATTCCAATGGCATTACAAGCATTAGATTCTGTACTTCAGCGTGATGCTTACCCATATCTTCACGCATTTGCGCTCTAATATCGCCAATTCCATCGTCAATTTGTGCCATTTCCATAGCCAATTCACTGAATTCAAATTGATGTGCAACAATTTTTGGGCTGGTGAACAATTGCTCGTATTTTGGTGCAATTGAAGCCAATCCATCAGCAACAGTATCTAATCCAGCATTTTCAGGAACACCACCAATCAAATCTGCTCTTGGAGTTGTTGAACCAAGATTAGCCGCATCTTTTGAACCCTCAACATCAATTGCCAAGAAATTACCGCTACCACCAGCAGGTCGCTCACTTAGGACTCTCCATCCACTTGAAGTGTATGGTCGCTTTGCAATTACTGAAAGAGCATTACATTCACGGTTTAGCATAGACCAAACTTTTTGTCCATAAACTTGGTTATACAATGCACCAAGAGAAGAAGCCGCAGTAGTACCACTACCGACTCCTAAAGATACATCATGGCCTGTATGAATACCTGCCACTGCACCGACTTGCTTCAACAATTGGTTGTTGAATCCGCCTCTTGCGCCTGTTCCGTATGTTTGTGCTTCCAAATCTGCTATTGTGTTAATATAACTCATCTTAAATTCCCCCAACCATCTTGTGAATGTCATTCCAATCCATATCTGCAATTTCATCCAATGTTGGTAGTGTGACTGAAGATTCTTCTTGTGCCTTTAGGATTGTTTCCTTTTCAGCAGTCAAAGACTTTCGTAGTTGTGTAAATTCATCCTTTAGGGATGCAATTTCTGAAGCCGCATCATATTGCGACTTAGCAAGAATAGATTCTTTTGTGTTCTTTTCAGACTCGAATCTTGCTTCAAATCTCTTTTGAAGATTATCGTATGCAATCTTTTCCAATTGCTCTTGGCGGAAAGCCTCATATGCTTTCTCAATGTTAGAAACTGACAAATCAAGTGTTTCCAATTCTCTGTTATCAAATGCCTTAACTACCGGCATATCAGTTGCAGTTGGTTTGCCACCGCTAATTACTATACGGTTTGCTGGCTCGCCAATTTCGACACCTGCGCCATCAAGAGTTGAAAGCACTGCCGCATTCTTTCTATCATCAAACTCTCCTGTTTCATCCATATATTCAGCCATTTCTGTATCTGTCAATTCTTTGTCATCGTGACCTGCGCCATGACCTGCTTCTTTCATTTCTGGCATAGCCGCTTCTTTTTCCTCCGGCATGTCCTTATCTATTTCTTCTTCTTCTTTTCGTAGCATATTAACTTCCTCCATTAGAGTGTCTAATTCTGCCAATGCTTTTTCCAATTTACTCATGTTTTTCGCCTCTTTTTCTTGTTTTAGAATATCAAATTTTGCTTCGGGGTTAATTCCTTTTTCACAGATTGTTACTTCATGTAATTCCAATTTACTGATTTCGTTATATTCACCTAATTCTGGATGCTTTTTCTTCACCTTATGAATTGCTTGTCCTCCAATACTAAATGACCTCAATGAACCTTTTCTAATGCCTCTATTAATTTCCTTGGCTTTTTCTATATCATCTCTTAATTTAATTACTACAAAGAATCCAACATCATCAACTTCTGTTTTCCATAGTTTTCCATTCTTATCTCGATATGATTTTACTACTTCTCCTACTTGAACATTTGAATGATTTGTCATTACATTTCTAAATTTTGGGTTCTCCATATAGCCATTTACTGCTTCTTGTAGTGCTTTGAGGGTGATTAAGTCATTTTGCTTATCAACGATTTCGATGCTTGCATATCCTCCAATCATTAAATCGTCGCTTTTGAGTATTCTGAAATCATTAGAACGAGTAGCCATTACTGCCGATACCATTCTTCTCAACCCCTATCATTTGCGTTCAGTATATAAAACTCACGGTATTTTCACTTTAGAATACTTATCTTCGTAAATATTCCATATGCCCTCATCTGTATTGGGGTCTGCTGGTTTTTGTTCATACCCTGTCCATGCAAGCCACATCTTTTCTCCCTTAACAGGCAAGTATCTAACATGCAACTTAGTTTGGAATTTATTTCCATCCAACATATATTCGTGATACCCATGTCTTTGGACACCTAATTCAACAGTACCGCTATCAATGACTTTTTCCTTTTCTATGTTAGAGGACACTTCAGCAGGGTACTTTCCAGCCGCACCAAATAAATCAAACAACTCTTTTTCGTTCTCTAAATCAATAGTCCAATTAATTGTTTCATCATCTAATTTAATTGATAGAGTAACATTGTCGTCTTGTCTTGCATATATTTTGAATGGGCCACTTCTTTTTTCTTTAGGAGTTTTATATTCTTTTTTAATTTCTTCAGTTTCTTGAAGTATCTTATCTTCATCTGCTTGAAGTTTATTATTTACAAAAGTAATACCATCTCTTAGATTCGCCCATTCTTTTAATTTCTGTGCTTTACCCTCTAAGATGTCTTTGTATAAATCTGATGCCTCTTTCATTAAGTAATTATGCAATTCATTTACAGGCTTAGGCCCATTGTCTTTCAAATATCTAAATATGGTTAATGTTAAATTAGCCTGTTTAGTTTTCATAATCTCTTCAACTTGTGTTTTCCAAACATCAATATCTAAAAGAGCATTCTTCGCCATAAGATTATTTTCTTCAAAAGAATAGAATACCAATCCTTCTGTATCAAACTTAATCAATAGGTTGGCTTCTCCATGTATATGGTCTGTAATCTGTACTCCTTTTTTCAAAGCATCCACATTATAGTTTAATGACTTTTTAGTATCTTGAGATAAAAATTCCAAAGTTACTAATTTGTCTGGCATTTCAACTTCGGGAATCTCTATTACTTTAGCAGAATACAAAGTATATCTGTCGCCTGTCTTTTTTACTTCATCCACTTTAACACGAACAATATCACCGACATTGGCAGAGATTTTAGTATTCAATGCTTTACCAACATTCATGTATTTTTTACCGTCTATTTCTTTAATGAATTTATTATCCATATCTTCAGTACCAATATCAACACCAAGAACATAAGAATTCATATTACTCTTAGTCTTTGTTTTATCTAATACAATAACATCTATATCAACAAACTTTTTCCACTTAACCCATTTAGGATTCTTTCTCGCACCTAAATAATATGTTGAAGTAGCGTCTTTAATTACAACTCCTTCAGCAGTCGGCATGTCCATTATTTTCTTAGCATACTCGTCAATATCTTTTAGACTGTCTGCCATTCGAGTATCTTTTTTTGATGGGAAAACTAAATGTTCAGAAGAATGAGCAGAATAATTGTTGAACATAATACCCATTCTATTTTCTAATTCTTCATCTAATAAAGTCTGCTCATCATGTCGCATAATATCAAAAACATGACATCTTAGTTTAGCATCTTTGTATTTATCTTTGAATACATGAGCAATAGTATCTGCTCGATGCAGTGCATCATCACCGGAAAATAAAATCAATTCAGCATCTAAAATACAGTCACCGAAATGTTTCTTTCTCAATTCACTAACAATGTCTTTACACTTATCAGTAATGTTTTTCTTATTATACGAATACACCTTTATTGAGTTATCTAACTTGTGCAATTGCACACGCATACCATCATATTTTTCTTGAACATACCATTGGCCACTAAAGCCTTTTAATTCTTTTAGGTCGTCAATCTCAAATATGCGATACATTGGTTTATTGGGAATAATGAAATCACTAATAGACTTCTCATCTTCGGACTTCTTTTCAGACTTCTTCATCTCGATGTCCTTCAATTCCTCCCATTCTTCTTCTTCATGTTGAGAGAAAAAGATTAACTGCAACATATCCATGGCCGCTTTTACCTTCTTTTCGACCTTCTTTGAGTCTTTTCCATCCCCATAATGCTCAATAATATACAGGGCTATGTCGTCAGATTGTAGGTCAAGACCCTCTAAACCCTCCGTTAAATCGTCGGGTTCCATGTCTTTTATTGCATATGCTGAAGGAGTTAATGCTTTAGTGTTGTTCCTTAACGCATAATGCACGAATTTAACCATAGATTCGGGATTATTCATTAATTCCTCAAGAACACTACCTTTGAATCTTTTAGCGAAAGGGTCAGCAACTAAATCAGAATTATATCTAACTAACTTAATTTTTTCATATAATTCCTTTGCTTGATTTGATTCAACATTATTAATTTCTTTATCATCAAAATCCTCAGCATCAATAAAATTCTTTAATTCTTTACCTGCTGCATCTAATTCTTCATAAGATTCTTCTATCAATTCAACTGCTTTACGCCAGCGACTCCCATATTCTTTGGGGTCGTGCCTTGCTGATAGATAGGCAACCCTTGTTTTTTCAAACAAACGAATAATTTCGATAGAAGGTTGTCTATCTTTTTCGATAGAACCTAATTTCATCTATATCACTTCTAATCGTAATCAACCATTTGCCCGCCTAATCCATAACCTTCTTTATCTTGGTTCTTAGGTATTAGGTTTTTAGCGTTCTCCGCTTTAGGTCGCTTTACTTTAACAACTTCAGAATCCGCTTTTTCTGGACTTCTGTTATTGTCATTTAATGAAAGTGACAATTCTTCTTTTGCGGCTCTCGCTTTTTCAATAGCAAGGCTAACTACTCTTTCTTCTTTAGTTACTCTTTCTGGCATATTTATCCCTCAACATTTTCAACCATCTTATGTATTTCCGACCAATCCATTGTTGAAATATCCTTTGGCATTCCTGTTGGAGTACCAATAGAATTATCCATAGCAGGTGTTGGGCTATCCGTTACAACGAAACCGGCTTTCATAAGAATGCTATCTTTTGCATAAATTGTTTTTTCCAATGCCTCGACTTTTGAAGTTAAGGCTTTAATTATCTGCAATAATTCTTCATTAATTGTTTTTTCTTCTGTCATAATATCATCTCTTTTCTCTCACTTTTTTACAAGTTTTACAATAATTTATCTTATTTTTTTGGTGTTCTTTATTATATTTACTTAATGCTACTCCGCACATAGCACACCTATATTTTGGCTGGTCGGGTTTTCGAGTAGCACCTCTTCTTTTATCACCCATTCTCCAATTTCGTTGGGCTTGTTTGAATCTTTTGTATCTTTCATCTTTACTATCTTCATCAACTTTAATCAAATCTCTCCACATAATTAGTCCTCCTTTTTCTTTTTGCCATATACTAAATCATACAATTGGCGATATAGCAATTCATATTCCTTGCGAAGTTTTGTAGCGGTGGCTACAATATCAATATTGCGCTCATCCATAGATTTCATTTTCTTATTCAGTTTTTTATCTGATTTAGTTAAATCTAATTCTTTGAGAGTATCAATTAATTCACCTAACTTGGTAAAATCCTGTCCAAAAAATTCTGTTGGAGAAGCCGCTTGAATTGTCTTTTTGATTCTCTTTTTTTGTTTAGCATCTAAAGAATCAAGAATATCTTTAGGAGAATCTTTTTTCTCTTTTAGAATAAATTCTTCTCCTTCTCCGTAATAATCCCATGTTGTCATTCTTCTTCCTCCTTTGCTTTTTTTCTGTCTTTTGCTCTTTGTTGGCTTTGTAAATATCTTTGTCTATCTTCTTCACTTTCTCCTTCCAACCAAGATTCTCCGGCCTCACTATAATCATATTCTCTTCTGCCAACTTCGGGTCGAGTGGTATATTCTCTTGTTTCCTCGAAATCTTTTTTTCTCTGTTCAGGAGTTACCGTAGTATCAACTTCTGCACTTGGTATAGAATCTTCTGTTCTTTTAATAGCATCATTAATTGCAGGAATTAAACCTGTAATTTCCCCAACAAGAATATTGGCTTGCTTAATATCAGATTCTTTCAATCCTAAATCTTCTAATTGTTTTGTTGCCATGTCTGGTACAATAACCAAAAGGTCTTTTATTCCTTTCATATCAACTCCTACCATATCAGAAGAATGAGCAGAAGGCTTTTTTGATTGACCTTGTTTAAGCCAATCTTTCCATTCTTTTTTGGCTTCTTCTCCCATATCTTCTATTTCTCTAAATAGTTTTTTAATTGAATCAACAAGATTACTTAGCATTCTGCTCGATTCTGTCAAAGACGATGATAAACTCTTAGATGGTAATTTTACTTCATCCGTTTTATCAATAAGAGCATCCGTTTTTTCAACTATGTCGCTTAAATCTCTCAAAAATTTAACATTGAATTTAGATAATAGCCCATCTATTTTTTTGTTATTTTCTTCTAATCTATCTGATACTTTACCTATTTCTTCTTTTATTTCTTTAGGTAAATTGTTTCTCATTTCTTGTATTCTGTCAAGTAATTCTGTAAAATATTCTGGAACATCTTCAATTTCTCCAAGGTCGGCAATATCTAAAGAAGTTTCTTTTACTCTTGGGTCAGGAGATGGTCTTTCTGTTCCTTCTTCAAATATTCTTTTTCCTTGTTTATCTTTACGAGCAGTTACTTTTCTTTTAGGAACAATTATTTTTCTGCCTTCTTCTGTTTCTCTCACAACAAGATTAGATAGTTTAACTTTAATCTCTTTTACTTCATTAGCAATTCTATCTTCTATTTCTTGACGAATAGTTTCTTCTGGTAATTCTTCCAAATTTTTACTATATTGTTTAATTTCTTCTAAATTATTTTCTAAAGATTCTAAGTATTTTTTAGCACCTTTAATTGTTTGGCGAAGATTTGTTCTCGCTCTTTTGTATGTTTCAACATGGCCTTTAGTATCTCTATCTTTGAGTCTTTGTCGCAAGGTACTCAAATCTCTTCTTACGCTCGGAATATTTTGTAATGCCTTTGCTTCAGCATTAAACTTCTCTAAATGAATTTCACCAAGCGTTGTCAATAAATCAACATCATGGTTATCTAATTTAGCCTTAGATAATTCTAACAGAGTATTGTTCATATCGTGAATGTTTATTTCTCTTTTGCTTTTTTTCTTTGTATATTGATTCTTTTTCTTTTTATACATTTTACCAGAATAAATAGGAAAATCTCCGCCTTCAGTAAATTCACTTGCTCTTTTAATCAGATAATTACCTTCTTTCTTTAGAGCGACCAAAGTAGTTATGAGTCTTTCAGATTTAGTTTTAGTCACATTTTTATATGGACTTTGGCCAGAAATTAGTTTTTGGTCTGAAAGAACATCAGATATTTCAATAGTCCTAATCATTTCTCTTAATTTAGGAATTAATTCTTCATAGGTTAGAATTTCTCTCTGAAGTGAATTCTGCCTATTTGCTTCTCCGGTTTTTTGCCTTGCTTCTGCTGAAATTGCTTCTGCTGAACCTTCGGCCATTAATCTTCGTTGTTCGGCTTCTGAAATATTTCCTCTCCCTTTACCTGCATCAACTTGTGCTTGCCTTGAAGTAGCCGCACCACGATAGCGAACATCTCCCTCTAATTCACCATAATCTTCTTCTTTTTTAGCAATATCAATATACTTTCTATATTGAAACATATTAGAAGGATTAATGTTTTTAATCAAAGACTTCTTGATTTCTCCGGCACTTGCCTTAGCAGTAACTAACTCTCTTGTTTCATCATCCAATTCAACTTTACTTAGAACATAAAGTAAAGATTTATCTTTAGACAATTCAAAAAACATTTAGTCACCTCAGAATGGAATATTTTCTTTTTTGTTTCTGTGCTTTGGTGGCAGAGTAACTACATCGGGAACATCTGCTGAAACAGGTTTAGCCTTATGTGTAGTATCTTGCGGTACTCCAACGCTGAAGTCCTTTGTCTTTCTTAATTTGGTATCAGCGTTAGCGTTTATTGCTTTCACTTGTGCCAATTCTTTTTTCAATCTTATTTCTTTTTGTCTTAAATCTTCTGTCATTTAATCACCTTTCTAAAATAAATATACTCCTTCATCAACTAATCTTTCATTGTATTCCTTTGTTGTTTCTCCCATTTTTGGAGGATATTCTTTTATTTCATCTTCATCAAACTTGAAATTCCAAGCGTAATTATAATCTCCTTTCCAAGTTCTATCTTCTAAAGGAATATACTTTTCAAAATCGTCATAAGCAAATTTTTCATTAAGAAGGTCTAATTTACTCCTTCTATCAGTTCCCTCCACAACATCTTTTATGAGTTTAATGTATTCTTCCTTGCGCCCTGCTTCGGTCTTAGCAGATTTAGCATCTTGGCAAATTCTAATTGATTCATTGAATACTTCTTTAATTCTTTTAACTACGCCCTTAAATTCCGAAGGGAAAGGAACATCACCATACATGGCATCCATTTCATAATCATTAAGATAAGCATGAGCAGTGCAAAATGACAAAAGGTTGGTATCTCTTTTCTCATCCAATTGCATACTATGTACTTTAACTGTTTTATTAAAAGGCTCTAATTTTTTTACAAGGTGTTCTTTACCAGCCCTACACATTCTTTGCAATTTATATTTCATTTGTGAATTAAACTGCAAAGGTTCCATCATCGACCCAAAAACAGGGTTTTTCATCTTTAGTATATTTTGCCAAGTCATATCAACCAACTCTTCTTTCTGTTCTTCTATCAACATTCTGATTTCCAGCATCCTTTGGTAATCCTGCTAATCTTTTATCCGGCCCTTCGCTCATTGATGGTTTATTTCTTGTTGCCGGTGGATTTTCTTGAGGCTTGCTTTGCATCATTTGTTCTTGCATTTGGCCCATCTGTGAAGCATCTATGTTAGTTCCAGCGTATTGGTCTAATTCAACCTTTCCCTCTTCATCTGGTGATTCACCGCCTTCGGGTGCTTTTGGTTCTGGCTTCTTAAATGTAAATTGGCCATCCTCATCCATATCAACTTCAAATCCTAAATTCTTAGTGGCCGCAGCAATATTTACTTCAATCTCTCTTTTACGAAGAACAGCAATTTCATCTTCTTCTTCGCTTGGTGGGAGTTTTAATTTCCAATCTGTAATTCCAAATTGCTTTACAAGGAATGGGAATACATATTCATTATATACATTTTGAGCCATCTGTACTGCTCGATTAGTTACAAGAATCTGCATACCTTCGTTATTCAAACCTCCACTTGTAGTGTTATCGGCCATGAATACTTTACTAACACCATAGAATGCTGATATTCTATCTCTCAAATCATCCTTGACTGAAACATAATCCATTTCCTTGAGGCTATCCATGAATTTAATCCATTCGACTGCACCCTTTCCATTTTCTGCCTCAATACCCATTACAGGAATAAAGTGAGGGTCTTGTTCCATCTTTTCTTTGACTGCTCTCCAAAAAGATTTCATTGAATCCATATTTCTTGTCTGTACTGCCAACAAACCTTTAGGCATTCGGCTCTTAGTATAGGAAGAATTAACATAGTTTTCCATAGCAATTAGAGTCATTATATTATTGTAAAGAGTAATAACAGGTGACATACCATACAGTCGAGAAGGACTATATTTACTGAAATGCAATACTTCTCCCTTCAAGAAGTATTGGTCGTCACCATTTACTCTATTGACATAATGAACAGGGAATAGATTAGCACCGCAAGTTTCACATCTTTCATGCGGTTCTGTTGAAAGCATGTTTCTATGATTTACACAAGTGAATCCCGTAGTACCTCTTTCACCTAACTCATCAGTGTAAATATACATAGTAACAGGGTCGCCTCTATACACTTCTTTGATTCTGTGCATTCTAATTTTACCGTTACCATCTATGAAGTATTCTTTTACTAAGACAATATACGCATCATCCATAATATTCAAATCATCTTCTAATTCTCTAAGAACATCAATGAACAATTGTTCTGATTTATTGACATACCCTTCAATAAACTTTTCAGCATATTCTAATTGCTTAACATCAGGAGTTTTCAAATCTGTACTACCACATCGAGAACATTCTGCTACGGGTCTTTGATGTATTTTACCACAATTATTGCACTTTGCTTCGTATGCCTTTTCCCAAAGATAACCTCTTCTAAATATCTCCTGTTTCAATTGAGTAATACAAGTCCTTGCAATAACTGATTGATTAATTAGATGATAGATTAGAGGGGCAGTCATCATATTTTGATTCTGCCTCTCTTGAATACCCATGTTGAAGATTTTTCTATCAGCAGGTTTAGGAGTTTGCCTCCTAAATAAATTAGTTACGGAAAATCTTCTTTTAGCCATATCATTAAACCTCCTGTGATTTTTCTAAATCCTTTTCAGTTATCAACCCTTTCATAGACTTAGGGCTACCATGTGCTACCCAACACTTTTCACAAAAACCATGTGGTCGCAAGTCGGGTGTAGTATAACATAGACCGCAGTATTGGAACTTCATAAATCTTCACTTCCTCTCGACCTTAACTTGACCCGAAGAAACATCAGAAGTTACCATAAAATCACCTGCATTTCTCGCTATTCTTGGCATGTAATTTCTATAAAAAGACGGCCCTCTATGTTTCCACCAATTAGTAAATGTGCTATGTTTTCTCTCTGTATGATATTTAGGATATTCTTCAATCAACTGATTCATATATTTTACATCACCCGATTCCATATCATACAATTGGTCTAAAATATAATTTTTAATTACACTAAATGGAAACGGTTTTTTCCCGCTTTTCAAAATATTAAACCACTTCATAAATCTTCACCCACTTCTCTAAATGTTCTTCTAATGTCACGCACAACTAAATTATATCTCCCCGTTTTTTTCGGGGTAGCAGACACAAAGACCAGCCTTGTAGTATCTGTTTTATTATTACGCACTGTTAATTTAACATGCTTACTACCCATTTCTGCACCGATGATTTTAACGGGTAATCGAGATTCAACAAACTTTTGGATTTGTTTAACTTCTCTTTTTGATGATTTTAGTATGTTTCCATCCATGTCTATTTTTGTCCCATCGGCTCTGACTTCATAATAACTATACGCATTAACTAACCAGCCGGTTGTTTCACTAATCCAATTAACTAACTCATCTTGTATGGAATCAGTATCATCATCTTCTTCAATAAGTAGTTCTTTTGCAGTTACAGCCATTTGTTGAGGCAGGTCTAATTCATCTTGGTCGTATTCATCAGTTTCATAATCAACTTCAGTAATTACAAAAGTCCTTTCTTGTTGCTTCACTATTGCACCACCAATATTTTCTAACTCATCCATAACCGACATTTTACAATTGCCTTGTAATTTTGAAATATCATCTAAGTTAATGTTTTCCTTTGAGAAATCAAATCCAACATGGTCTTTATGGTTCTCCCATTTCATCAATTTGAAAATCTCATCACATCTTTGTTTGTACCAATCTGCCTTCTTGTATGATTTTTTCATACGAATTAACTCTAACAACAATTCAGCATTACCCTTCTTCATTCGGAAATGTGGCAAACACTTGGTTAATAATTTAGAAACATCGGCCTGTGAATAGAAATTCAAACGATTTACCGGCCTTGTGTCCTGTGGAGATTTTTGGTCTAAATGTAATCGGCCAAAACCAATGGACTTGTGCATTTCATACATGAAAGTCTTACCCCTTTCTCCTGTTGCCACTAATCCGACTCTTGGATTCATATTACGGTCAAGAGTAATATATCCATCAGAGTCAATAAATGCCGCAGTATAAGCCCACACATTCTTCTTTAACATGCTTGGCATCTTGTAATAACTACCATTGTAACAAGCAATATCTAACTTGTTTATGTTTTTAGATATGGAATTACTGTTAGTAATTTTGAACAAATCAGAAGGCATTCTTTCATGTATTCCTTTAGCATTTATGCCCGGATTTTCACACACCATTTTTAGAATGAAGTCATTCTGTCTATCTTTTTTAGATTTAGTTAAAGACTGATTAGAGATTTTAGAAATAACAGTTCTGAATTCTTTTTTGCTGGCTCTCATGGCTTTGAATAAGTCACTATATTCTTTCCCATAAACCATCCCGTTCTGTTCTAATTCAGCCTCCCAATATTTACACAAGGCATCAACTACTTCTCTTCGAGTTTCAACATCAGTCATTTTGTTTAACTTATGTAAATCCTTTTCATTAAATCTCATTTTATTTAGAGGCACTCGATATGGATTAAGCCAAGTAATAGAATCTATACACTTTTGTAAATGGTCTGAATAAGCATCAATCATAGTATCAATGGCCTTTGCCATTTTTATTCTTTGCTCTCCCTTTAATTTTCTTCGAGCCTTTCTCATTTTTTTAATTAGGTCGGGAACGGTTTGGTCTTGAACAATGTATTCATTAGGAAAATTAACTAATTGTTTTCTTGCCTCGGTTGCATTAATTCCATGGGTTTCTGATAATTTAGAAATTTCTTCATGTTGTGACATAACATAGGTATCAAATGAAGCAGTAAATAAATCTTGCATTTCATTTTTGAGTTCTTCTTCTTCAGCATCAATTTCTTCAATTTTATCTGCATATTCTCTCAACTTTTCTGGCTCTATTGTCATATAATCACCTCAAAAGTTTAGCCCCAATGTATTGCCAGAACGGTTAGAAATCTTATCATCAAACAAACCTAAATCATCGAGTAGTATGAAGTTATCTGTGGCTTGGTATGTTGCGGCATTAGCCAATGCAAGGCTCATTACCATGTCGTCATATGCGCCAATCCCTTCAAACTTGCCCTTGTCGGTAATAGCAAACATAGACAATTCTTCAATCAATGTTGAAGTTACTCTTCTGCTTTCCTCATTACCATAAGGGAAATTCATCTTTGAGTTTTCAAGAGTCATTTGAAGATTCAAAATGATTTCCTGTTTCTTTCTTCGAGTCGTGTTAAAGTCATGCACATTCAAATCTGCTACCTGCCTCAACTCTTGAGTAAAAGACTTTGCAAAAGTGTTGGTTTCAAAAAGAATAGCCTCCGGTCTAAACATTTGACCTATGAGTTTGACCTTCTGAATATTCTCTCTAAACTCGACATTCTTTGCTCGGTCAATATATACAATGGATTTGTTTTCATTCTCATCCATTTCTAAAACAGTAATTACATTGTAGTCGCCATCGGTTGAAATAGCAGGGTCAACTCCAACGAAATACTTGTAGCCTTCACGCTTCATTGGCTTTAATACCAAATCTTTATTCTTAGCATTATCAAGATATTCTGGATTGAATAGAGAAGTACCTGTTGAAATTGGTACACACATATATTCTCTTGTGAACATGAGAGAACCAACTTCAGCCTTACGAGCCATCAGTGCATCGTAATTCCAACGGGCTGGCCATAGCGGTTCATTTAAGGAATTTAAGCAGGGATATGTACGAACAGTATATGCGGCATTTTCTGACAACTGAGCATAAATATCTGTATAACTGAAAGGAGTACCTATTACTCTTAGAGAAGCCGTATGGTGAAGCGTTGGTATCATGTCACCATAAAACCAATCAGTTACCTTTTGAATACCTGTCATACTAAACTCTTTCAAAGGGTCGTCAATAATAATTTCTTGAGGGTGCAATCCACGAATCTGAGAACCAACTGACCTCTCAAGAATCTGATTCCCATTGGTTAGAGTAATGTTTCCAATAGCCCAACCCCTTGCAGGTTTGTATTTTTTTAACATGGGGTGCTGAAACATCTTATCAATATCTCTCATGTGAACCAATGTCTGTTTTTGGTTAGATGAAATGTATAGCATTTGATATGGGGGTTCTTCAAAAATTAATTTCCAAACAACCCAACTGTGCATAAATACTGATTTACCGTGGTCCCTACTGCAAATAATAACTGTTCTTTGTGTGCTATTCATTAAGTCATGCCATTCACTAATATAAGAAGGAAAATCAAACCCTAATACATTTTGAAAAAAATATGGAAAAGAGTTTTTAGATAACTCCATATCCATTTGGTGTTCAAAATTTAAGGCTTCTAATTCCACATTATCACTTCAGTTTATCCTTTAGTTCTTTTATTTTGCTTTCTAATGAACGAATGACTTTTTCTTTTTTGCGAACCTTGTTCATCTGTGTTTCAAAACCATATCTTTCAATTTGCTGACTTGTTCCTAAAGTTGATAATTCAATAGAATGCTTTTCAACCTCTTTCTCTAATTCTTCTATTTGTTTAAGAGTAGGTGCGTTATGTTCGGCGGCTCTTTTTTTACGGCCATAACTTCGGCCTCTTTTAATTATATTTTCCCAACTCATGCAGTAAATCCTCTCCCTCGACTTTTCTTTTGTTTATGATAACCTTTACCATCACAATGAGAGCATCCTTTTCCTTCACATTTAGGACACTTTACTTCACTGACTTTTTCAAACTGCTCTTTTTCAGAATCTAACTTCTGAGTTTTTACTTTTAGTATAGTTTGCCAAGTCATTTTTATCCCTCTTGACCCTCATATTCAGTAACTAATTTTTTAATGGTTGAAGATATTTTTCTTATATCTGCCGCAAGTTTTCGATATTGCTTGGCCCTTCTTTTGTCTATATATGGAAACTGTGCCTCTAATTCTGGTACAATTCTATTAACTGCGGCATGAAATCCGGTTTTAGAAAAGTTTGTCCTTAGTAATTTAGCAACATCTTTTCTCGGATATTGAATTGGATTGGCCAAGTCTATTCTCTCGGCTTTTACTATATCTCGCCAACTCATAATATCACGCTCTAAAGTTAGCCTTAATCAAATACACTTGCTCGGTGCTAATACCATATTCTTTCGATAAGTTAGAATGTGAATCGTCTGACTTAACAATATTTTCCACTTCTAAGTGACTTAAATCAACTCTCTCTTCATGGTACATTTTATCAAGGAAAGAATCGAAATTCTTTTCTAAATTAAGGAAACCATAAACAACTTTTTTGCCTAACTGCTTTCTAATAATGTCGTGAGCCTTGAGCAACTTCTTGACTTGGAAAGGAATATCTTGTTGTTTCTGTGCAAAGAAGTTCATTATTTTATCATAGTGTATTTTCTTTTTATCGTTTTCTGATAAGACACCTTGATTGACTTCTAAATAATTAACTAACGCAACAAGGTATCTTCTTTTTCCTACTGAATTCATGTAGCCTTTTACTCTATCCTCTATTGTCTTATTGCTTCTTCTTGGGAATCTTTTCTTAAATCTTGCAAAATCATCCACCTCATTCATAAGAACAAATATAGCCATACCTAATTCATTTGCAATATCCTCTTTGGCTTCGTTTCCAAATATTTGCACCAAAGCGTTCAATGCTTTCGTTCCAGAAGTAAATAACGAGTTATCAATCTCCACTTGTTTATCCTCGTCATAAGATAAGAAGTCTGCAATATCCTCCAATCCACCAGCACTAATTTCTTTTGCTGACCCTCTCGCCATCTTCTCCCAACTTGTACCAAATACATTCTCTAAACCTATCTCTTTCGCCCAAGCGTCTATTCCACGACTGCCAACCCCATTCATAAATACAGGTGCGCTAACAACCAATAGGCCCGATTGTAAAGGACTAATGAAATAGTCCATAGAGGCTTCTAAAAACTCTTGCAAAGATTTTGTTAATTTCTTATAATCTTCTTTAATATCCGCAAATCCTCTATCGCTTGCTCGACTGCCTTGCCCTCTAATTAATCCTAATTTATTTGTTCTAACTGCTTCAACCCAATCAATAGGGGCCGCACCTTTTGGTTGTCCTTTTGTGCTTCTATTAGAAACATGGAATGCAAACGATTCTTGGACTTCATCTTCTTCCCAAGAGTATTCATCACCGACTTTAACAGTAATGTTACCTTCATCATCTCTCAACATTCGACCCGATTTATCTTCGCCTCTATCAATATCTTCTTGGGTTATTTTTGCAGTCTGTTTTACCTTTTTAGTTTGGAGTCTAAGAACCTCATACAAGTCGTTAAAGAATTCCTTAATGGTTGCATCAACATCATCATCTAATTTTTCATCAGTGATTGCGCCCTTAACCTCTCGCTTATACATCTCCATAAACTCTTTATTATCTAAAACAGAAATAGGCAAAGCAAACATATCATTTTTCACATCTTCTTTTTCTAATCTCAAGGTATCATCAATTTCATCAGCCCACTGACTTAACTTATGTTTAGTTGTAGGCTGGATAATTAATTCTGTTGTTTTATCAGCCGCTTCATCTAAAAACCCATAGATGTAATCTCTAAGTACATTGTGTTGTCTTGTTGTTAAAGCGACTAATTTACTATTTCTTTTTAATTCCCATGCCAATAGAGGGTCAAGGTATTCAGTTAATTTTTTCCCTACCTTTTTCTCATTAGAATCTAAAGCATCATCAACTACATCTTCAACCATTTCACCTGCTTCTGCTTGAGCAATAGCACCTAACGCTCTGTTTGAACCAGCCATTATTTGTTGTTCTCCAACCTCACTGCCAGAAACTTCATCTCTTTCCTGTTCCTGTATTTGTCGCAATTCTTCTGCTGACATATCAGAATCTCTTTCACCAAGCCCTCTTTCTTCTTGGTTTTCTTTTTCCTTTTCCATGATGTTATTTGCCGCCATCCAAGCATCAATTAGATTAACAAATCTTTCAATAGGGTCGTCATGTTCTGAATTATAAGGTTCAAATTTACCAATATATTCTAAGTTTTTATTTCTATATCTTTTGAAAAACTTCTCAAATTCAAAAACTAATTTATCAGGAACCTTGTTCTCTTTTTTTACTAATTCCTGAGCAAAAGCATCAAACTTCTCCTTGAAATTAGTATATTTTTTTGCCGTTTCCGACCAATGTTCATAAATAATTTTTCGATAAGCACCCTTAGAAGCATCAA